ACACGCACACGCCTCTGACCTCCGTGCCAACCACCGGGGCACATCTATCACTGGTTGTAGTTCGGCTCGACAACCGAGCCGAACACCAGCCGTCGCACCCATCGGGGCAGACGGAGTTCGAACCACCGGGCCGCAGCGTAGAGCAGCCCTCCTACGATCGGCACCGAACCCGCCATCAGGCTGGCCTGGATCTCCGGAGCCATGCTGGCGGGCACGATCTCGGCTGTGACCAGCCAGCCCACCACCGCGCCCCATACCATGGGTAGCCAGGTGCGCGCCACACTGCGCAGGTAGTCACGACTCATCCGAACCACCCCCGACGATGCGCTGTCCGACACGCAGGGCGATGGCGTCGGCGGCCTGCTCGTAGCCGGCGCCGAGCCCGTTGGCGACCTCGTCGCGCACCACCTGGCGCAGCTGCTCCGTGCTCATCGCACCTGATCCATCAGCGGAGAACAGGTCGTAAGCGAAGCGGTTGGTATCCAGAATGGAATCGGTCAGGCTGAAGGTCACATCGCTTCCGGGCACCCTGCTCTGGTGCGTCTTTTCGGTGAGTACGTCCCGCACAGCGCGGGCGGCGTCGTCGTAGGACACGTCGGATTCCTCCGTGAGAACTCGTCGGATGAAGTCATCGGACCGGCTGGTGGACCAGCCGGGGTCGATGTGGGAGGTCTGGCCCCAGGCGAGGCCGACGTTTTCGTGGTCGGTGATCCCGCGGCCGCCGGCGGTGAGGTCGTCGGGGTAGAGCCAGACCATGGGAATGTCGTAGGCCCGGCACAGCTGGCGGACCAGCTCGGCGGCGCGGTCGAGCATCGCCTGGTGCTGCTCGTCGTCCCACCGGGCGTCAGGCCCGGACTGCGGATCGCACAGCTCGACGCCGATCGAACCGTCGTTCGGCGGCGCGTGGTAGGCGATGGTGTGGTCGTAGACGTACTGGTACGTCTCGCACGGGTCGACGCCGTAGTGGCAGCTCGCCCACCGACCTTCAGAATCCGACGGCTCCTGCAGATCCCGGAAGTACGCGCCCAAGTCCTTGGCTGCGCCGCAGTAGGTGCCGGGCTTCACCGTGCCGTGAATGACGATCCGATCGATGCGCTCCTGCGGCCCGCCGGTCAGGTTGGCGGGAATATAGGGCGGTGAGGGTGGCATGTCAGCCTCCGGTCAACGTGACGAGGGTGGGAACCCAACCGAGAACAGCGCCGATGATGGCCACCAGTAGGGCCCACCGGAGCCCGCGGTCGCGGGTGCGGGCGGCCTGCAGGTTGGCGAGGTTCTGCTCGGCCTGGGCAACTCGGTGCTCGAGGACTGCTACCCGCGGGCCGTGTTCGGCCATGTGCGATCGCATTTCCGAGGTGATGGCGGACAGATCGCTGCGAATCGCTGCCAACTCGTCCTGCATGCTTGTTCGCAGCCCGTCCAGCTGTTCCTTGACGTAGCCCAGCGCCACGTCGGTCGGTGTCTCAGTCATGGGTCTCCTTCGGAGCGACGGAATAGGCCGGTGTGCTGTGTACCGACGTCCACGGAATGTCTCCTTTATGCGAGGGCGAACCAGTAGATCTGATTCGAACTTGTCCAGAAACTCGACGCCATGTTCGCGCTGGACCCGATCGCGTTCGTGGTCTGTGCGAAACAGCTGTACACCGTGGGTTCCGGGTTGATGATCGGCTGCATCCCGGTGGCCGGGCTGGTCGAGGTAAGGCTCGGCGCGGCGTCGTAGCCGGTGGCACGCATGCCGAGTGCCACCACCTGCCCCCGTGATAGGGAGACCGAGCTCGGTAGCGCGATCACGGCGAGCTGGTTACTGGTGACCGCGTCCACATCGGTAAACGTCGCGGTTACCGCGGTGAGAGTGTTCGTGTCGGGTCCGGTGTAGAACCTCATTTCGAAATCACCGGTACCGGACGTGTTGTCGGCGGCGACGTTGACGCCGAGCCGCACCTCGGAGACGGTCACGGCCTGCGGCGAAATAGCAGCCACCATCGTCAGATAACCGTTCGACAAAGGCTCAATGCTGCGGCCAAATCGGGTCATGCTCGAGATTTGATCGCCGTATCGAGCGTCATCACCGGCGTTCGAATAGAGGTTCAGCCGGTCCTCGACGGTAATAATCCGTGAATTGTTCGCGGCGATGTCGTCGGTGTTGGCGTTGAGCTGGTCGATCAGCCCGTTTTGGTGGGTCGAGCTGGCAACGCTGCCAGGCTCGACGTGCGAAATCGTTGCCATCGCGTCTAGCTCCAGATGAGTGATTGTCCCCAAATGCCATATGCGGGGTCGTCCCAGATTCCCTGCACAGGATCGCGTACGATCTCCACCGACAGCGTGTCGGTCAGTCCGCTATTAGCCGAGAATTTTCTACTGATCCCGTAGATCTGGGCACGGAACGTTCCGAATCCCTCGCGGGAAGTAGTGTCGACGATCTCGATCGTGTCGCCCAACTGCAGGCGCGGATCCCCGGGTATGTCGATGTCGTCGGTAGTCGGGACCGGTTCGGCAGTACGCGCCAATAGCTCCGAGGCGAGCCCCTCGACCTGACCAGTGTCGTGATGCCAATCGCCGGACAATTTTAAGTTCCTGCGCCCGTACTTTTGGACCGAGGTCGTGTCGCGCATCGTGGTGGTGGTGCTACCGCGATCCTCTAGGAGCGACCCCATGATGCGCAGCGCACCTCGTGACTCCCCTCCCGACGAGGTCGGGTCCATCGCGAGTCGCATCGGGAATGCGAACCCGTTACTGATTTGGAACGTTAGTTGCCCGTCACGGTCGAGCCAGCAGTACTGGATATTGAGCAAATCCTTGAACTGATCCTCTGACCAGGTTTCGTTTTCCAGCCATTGCGGCACGAATCCATGTGCGACCTGGTCGGACCATTGTGCGAATCCGCTCCCCTCGTCGCCGAGGGTGTCATGCTGGACCAGTGTCCACGGGCGGGGAAGCACAATATTGTCTACGGGAATGCGGAATCGATTGTCCTGTTCATCGTTGCTGGCTGGCACCCGAAACAGGTCGGGATCGTCGGCCTCGTAGGCGATGCCGTTCACACCGATGGTGGTTTGCGTTTCGATGGTGTATACGTTGCGGACGCTGTCGAGGTTTGTCGACATCTCGAGCGATGACAGGCCGTCCACGGTGAGCGTGCGCACCGCATTGTTACGTTTCTGTGCGAGGCGGTCGCGGTTCCAAAACCTGAAAATACCGTATTCGTCCCAGAAAGCTGCGCCCGCTTCGGCGTCGGCTACGTCTTTGATGATGGTCCACGCGTCGTCGCCGGAACGGGCACGTGGGAAATGCGTCAGCTTGTTTTTCGAGGTGTCCAACGCTGCCTGGTAATCCGTGGTTTTCACCAGCGTGTCCACGCTTTGGCGGGCGTCTGCCCAGTCGTTGTGCTGATACATCAGGTCGTTGAACCTGACTACTCGATGAACCGTGACGAGGCCGATGAGTGGATCCCACGGAGTCGACTCCGGCGGCGGATCCGTCGAGAACTGCACCCACGGATTCGGAGTGCGGTCGAAACCGACATAGGCGCGCAGCCCATTTTCGGGGCTGTGCTCGAATGCTGCCTCGACGTGCACCGAGTCCTGCCCTGTGGGGATGGTGTAGCGCTGGGTGGTGTGGAACGTGCCGGCTTCCAGATCGCGCCACAGCAGCCATACATCTCCCTCGGAGACGTACATTTCGATGTCGCGCCGACTGAGTCGTACTCCGATGAGTGGGACATCGTTGGTGGTGTGTTGCGCACCGGAGCGGGTGACGAGCTGTACTGACAGATAGTGCGTGTTGTCGGGAAACAATGTGTCCCGATCATCGACCCAGTATTTCGATAGGTAATCCGCGTCATGATCGTTGAAGCACAACGGTAGTGGTGCTTGCGGATCGTCCGACAATGCCGAATCCTGTACGCCGTCGACAACGTACATGTCCGGCGCGCCGCCCTCGACATTCGGAAATCGTTGGGCGGTGAAATTGTCGTACCACCCTACGCTGGGGGCGAGGCCGCCGGTTCCGGTGATGACGCAACGCGCCTTGTTGATGTCCTGCGTGTCCCCTTCCTGGATCTCCAGATCCGACCAGGTCATCCATGTCTGCCCGGTCGGGGACACCCCGCACGACCGCAGCGCATGGTCGATCAACCACTGCCCATCGCAGAGCTGAGCCTGCCTGCGCCCCTGGTCCTGCCAGTAACGCGACACCGCCCACCGGGGCATGGATACGGGGGACCGGGTTTTCTCTTCTCGATCCAGCGCGGTGAGGCTGACCGTGCCGTCGTCGCGGGTGATCCTCGGCCGTCGGGTCACACCGACCATCTGACGGTAGGTCACCGTGCCGCCTTCGGTGTGCACCTCGATGTCGTAGGTGATCTCGCAGCCCGCGAGCTCGGCGCCGTAAACCGGTCCGTGCGGGTTGAAGCGTGACATCGCGGACGCGAGTGGCATCCCGTCGTAGGTTCCAGCCAGGGTTATCGACAGCTCGGCGGCGGCCGAGCCGGACACGACCGGCACCTCGTCCGGGATGGACGAGGACCACGCCCGCCCCACGGAGATGTCCTCGACGTAGGGTGACAGGTCCGACAGCGGGTGGTCATAGAGTCCGTTGCGGTTCCAGTCGACACGCAGCACCGCCGAGAACTCGCGTTCGTTCCCCTCGATCACGTCTGCGGCCTCCTGGCCGCCGTGGGTCTGCACCGGTCACACCTCCATCAGGGTCAGCTCGGGGGTCACGTACGGCACGTAGGGACGGGTGGTCGGCATCTCGTCGACCACCACCACCGGGGCTCCCCCACCCTGCGTCCAGTCCGAGGCCGACGCAGCGGCCTCCACCTGCGCGGCGGCCAGCGTGATTTCCGACGAGCCGGACGGCTGGGAAACCAGCAGCACCGCCGGGGACACAGCCCACGTGGCCACGCCGGGTGTGGTGGTCACCGACAACCGGGTCCACGTGTCGGCGGTCAGGGTCACCGGGTCGGCCAGCGTCGGACTGCCCAGATAGCCCCCGCCCGCCCCGTCGTCGCCGTAGTGGTTGAGTCCGAGCTGCACCTCGTCTTCCGCGGTGGAGCGCACGTAGAGCGAAGCGGTGACGGTCTCGCCCTCGAGCACAGGGGCGGGCCTGCCCCGGTCGATCCGGATCGCCTCCCCCGGCCCGGCGTTGACCCACCGCACCCCGCGGCCCACCGGCGGGGCCGCCGACGGCCAGGCACCCGTCCCTGTGAGGCTGCCACCGGTGGCGTCCAGGGTGGACAGATCCTGCCCGCCCCGCGACATCGACGCCGAGCTCCGGGAGAGCCGGTTGCGGCCGATGTCCGCCGGCCACAGCAGCCGCAGCGGCCCCGGCACGTGCCGCTCGTGGATCGCCTGGAAGAACGCGTACTCGTCCGGGCGCATGCGGGGCAGCGCCAGGGTGTGGGTGAGCTGGGTGCCGAGGTAGTCAACGGTGCGCCGCCCGGACAGGGCGGTGTGGGTGCCGCCGATGCGTGTCGGTTTCGTGCTGATGTCGGTGCGAGGGCGGATCTGGCGCAGCCCACCGAGCCGTCCGAGATAGGTGGTGGCCACGTCATCGCCTCCTGTCTGATGCGTTGATGTCGTTGACGACGTGGGCCAGCACGCGCCCGCCGCGCCGGTCGATGACCAGCTCGTCGGGCATCCCCTCGGTCACCGCCTGGCGCAGCGCGGCCAGCAGCTCCGGCGAGACCGCCGTGTCCTGCTCCCGCGCCGAACGTGGTTCGGGGGTGGGCATGGTCGCGGCCGCGGAGGCCATGTCGCGGGTGGCCGCCTCGACCGAGCCGGTGTTGGCGTCGATCCCGACGGCCAGCCCTTCCGGGACCCACTGGCCCAGCTCGGCCATCACCTTCGAGGGCGAGCTGATGCCGAGCACGTCGGCGACCGGTCCGGGAACGATGTTGGACACCAGTCCCTTGATCTTGCGGCCGACCCAGCCGGCCATGGACTTGATGCCGTCCCAGAGTCCGCGGATGATGTCGCGCCCGGCATCCAGCAGCAGCGAACCCAGGTTGCCCAGCGCGGACAGGATGCGGTCCGGTAGGCCGCGCACCCATACGACCAGCTCAGCGGCCTTGCGCACGGCCCAGTCGTAGGCCGACTGGAACGCGTTTCGGACCGCGCGCCACACGGCACGACCGGCTCCGGTCACCGTGTCGACGATCCAGCCCCACGCCTTCGCCACCCAGTCGGAAACTGCTCGCCACGCCTTGACCGTCCACCTTTTCACGCGGTCCCAGTTGGCGATGATCAACGCGACCAGGGCAATGACAGCAGCGATGACCCAGCCGACCGGGCCCATCGCGACCAGCCAGGACGCGGCCATGACCACGGCCCGGGCCATGGCTCCGGCTGCCATGATCGCCCACTGGGCCACCACCCGGGCGGCCATGACCGTCATCTGCGCCAGCGCGCGGCTGGCCATCAACACGAACTGTGCTGTCACCCGGGCGGCCATGATCGTGGTTTTCGCGATTGCCCGGGCGGCCATCACTGCGAATCGTGCCGCCACCCGGGCGGTGAACCGGGCAACGCTGGCCGTGGCAGCTCCGATCGCGCTCTTGAGTCTGTCGAGTCCTTTCAGGATGCGGTTGACCGCTTTTCCCTGGGTCGTCGCGCTGGTGAGGAACGCTCCACCGAGCCGGCCCAGCACTGCGATCAGCGGGGAGAACTTCTTGATCAGCACTCCGGCCACCAGGCTCGCAGCGAGGAAACCCGTGACCACCTGCTGCACCGGTGCCGGTAGTGCGGTGAACCAGGAGACGACGTCGGCTACGGCAGAGGCCACGATCGGCAGCATCGTGGCCAGGTGCCCGGAGATCATCTGCAGCACCTGGAAGACCTGCGCGAGCTGCTCCTGCCCCTCGGCGGAGTTGGCCCAGGTGGCGAACTGGTCGCTCAGCTGCACCAACGTGGCCAGGAAGTCGCCGCCGCTGGCATCAGCCGCGGACAACATCGCTTTCAGCCCCGAGCCGACGTTACCGGCGATGGTGCCCAGCTGCCGCAGCGTCTCCAACCCGGAGTGCATCCACTCCTCGAGCTGGCCGGACTCGCGGGCAGCGGAGACGAAATCGGCGAACCGTTGCGCCGCGTCCCCGGCGCCGCCGGTGACGTCCGCCAGGACCGAGGAGCCCACGGCCGCGATGTCGCGCAGCGCCGACAGCAGCGGTTCGACCGCGTCGGTGGTGTTGTCCAGCGTCGTCTGGGTGTCGGCCAGAATGGCCTCCACGTCGGAAACCGTCTGGGCCTGCTGCAGAAACCCGCTGGCTTCCATGGCCGCGTCGTTGAACGAGCCGGCGAGAGCGGTCATGCCGGTGTTCAGCACCGGAATGTAGGTCGATCCCAGCGTCTCGATCTCGCCGGAGACTCCGGCGAAGGCGGACTGCTGCACACTGTCGGCCAGCCCGGACCACTCGTCGGACAGGGCCCGCACTTCGCGCGCCGCCGCGGCCGCGTTCGGGGACAGCTGCGCCACCGATTCGGCGAACTTCTCCGGATCGTCCATGTTCGACAGCGCGTCGCCGAACCCGGACGTGGCCACCGCCAGGGTGCCCATCGCGGCCCCGCCGGCCGCGGCCGCGCCGGGCAGCATCCACAGCGCCCCGGCCGCCGGCACCACCGCCGCGGTCAACCCGCTGGCGGAATTGGCCAGCGACGCGAACGCAGCATACTTGCCCACCCGCGACAGGGACTTACCGAACGAGGCGACCTTCTTCGACGTCGCGTCGACGTCGCTGCGGAACCGTGACAGCCGCCTCTCGGCACGGCCGATGCTGTTGGTGAAGTCGCCCTCGTCCATGCCCAGCGAGACGAGCAACCTTTGCAGGGTGGCCACGAGCACCACCCCCTCGCGCTATGTTGTGTGGTTCGTGCCGCCCAGCCGGGCGGTGATCGCCTTGGCCTGGGCGAACATCTCGTCCGCGGTCTGCTGCCGCGTCGCCATGGCCTTGTCCCACTGCGGCAGGAACTCGGCCGGTTTCTTCGGGGGGCCTTTACTGCGGTTGGCGTTGGTGATCGCGGCAGTGATCATGGCCGCGTGCACGTCGCCCCGAGCTCCGCCGAGCGGTCCCTCGAGGCGTTCGAACGCCTGCCACTCGGCAAGCTCGCGAGCGGTGATGCGAGTTAGGAGTTCGTCGACGGTGTATCCGAGGTGCGCGGCCAGGCGAAAGGCGAACCTCCGGCCTGGCCGCGTCCTCATTCCCCCGTGAGTTCGTCCACGTCCTTGTCGGACATGCCGGAGACCCGCTGGGCCACGGTGAAGATCGCATCCAACGCAGCGGCGTTCTTGCCCGACAGCGCCTCGAGATCGGTCTCGGCGAACAGCCGCCGGCCCTGCTCGTCGACCACCGACGCGGCCACCACCCGCGCCCGCAGGTTGTCGAGCTTGGCCTTGCCGTCCTTGCCGATCATGTGCGCTTCGATGCGGTCGCGCTCTTTACCGGTGAGGCTGGTGACGCGCACCGTCCCGTCCCACTGGGGCACCGACACGATCTCGGTGACCTCGTCGTCGCAGGCCAGGATCGCCTCACGGGTGAGCAATGTCGACTCGGCGCTCTGGTCGGTGGTGGTCATGCGGGGGCTCCTTCGAACGTTTCGGGCTTACCGGAGACCTGCAGGGTGACCTCGCAGGCGAGCTTGTCGTCGGTGGGCGCTTCCGGGGAGAACCCGGTCATGATCGCGCCGAAGGTCATGTAGCCGATCGAATTCGGCCAGACGATGCGCCACGGCCGCGGGTCGTCCTGGTCGTACTCGGCCAGCAGCGTGTCGTGTTCGCGCGGGTCGTAGTTCAGCTCGAGCGATACTTCGCCGCCGTTTTTCAAGCCGCCCCTGAATTCCTGCCACCCACCGGGGGAATCGTGGGCGGTGACGTCGACGGTTTCGCGTTCCGTTTCCGGGCCGCCGACGTTGGTCACGTTCGCAATCGGGGTGTAGGCCCCGGCCCCGTCGCCGAGTTCGGCGATCACCCCGAAGCCGTTCAGTCCCGCCATGGGAACTCTCCTTACTGCTCGTCGACGCCGGCGAGGTCCAGCTCGCCAGCGGTGGTGGTCTTGTCGCGGGTCAACCGCGCCTCGTAGCGGGCGATGCCGTGCCGCAACGTGGGGTCCGGGTCGCGCTGGTACTGCCGGTTCTGCACCGTGATGCCCACGTCCCGGTAGCCGTCCACGGTCGGGCGGGTGCGGTGCAACGCGCGATCAGCCGCGTCCAGGATTCGGGCGGTCTCGCGGTAGCCGCGATATTTCGACCACGCGTGCATCGTCACGGTGACGATCGAGCCGACCGTGGTGTGCGAGTCCGCGGCGTCCTCGGTGAACTCGCCGAGCACCAGATACGGCGGCTCGGCCGCCTCGGGAACCTCGTCGTAGACGTCGCAGCCCAGCTCAGCCAGCGCGGTCGAGTCGGCCAGCCTCCGATAGACCGTGTGCTGCAGCGGTTCGATGGCGCTCATGGCAGCCTCGTCTCCACCGCGGCCCGGACGTAGCGCACGATGTCCCCGCGGTGGGCAGTAAACGCTGGGAGCAGGAACGGCTGGGCCGGGGTATCGCTGGTGCCGTTTTCGACCAGGTGCCCATAGAACGGACCATTATGGGTGCCCACCGAAAACGACAGGCTCCGTTTCTGGACCTGCACGGTGATGCCGCGCTTGAGCCGGCCGGTGCGGTCGGGAACCCGCGAGCGGGCATCGGCCTGCACCGCCTCGCCCCAGGCTTGTCCCGCCTCGGCGGCGATCTCCGGGGCCTGGTGGCGCAGCCGGCGCAGCTGGTGATGCAGCCGCTTGTCGCCACGCAGCGTCGCTCTGGCCATAGCGGACCCTCCCTTCAGCGCGGTAGGCGCAGCACGGCCAGCTCGATGCCGGTGGCCGCGTCGTAGGACAGCGCGGCCCGCCGGCTGGCCGGATCGCGGTAGAGCTCGTCGACCATCGGCACGGCCGCCACGCCGTCGGCGGCCACGCTGCGGGTCACGTCGTCGACCGCCACTCCGCGCACCGTCACCGGCGTGGTGATCGTGACCGTGTGCGCGGCGGTGTCGGTGTTGCGGATCAGCAGCACCAGGCCGCGTCCGGTGGGAACCTCGTCGCCACCGGATGCGGCCGCGGTCCAGGTCAGCCCGTCCGTGCCGGCGGCCGCCAGCTCCTGGGCCTCCACAGTGGCCATCGGTTTCTCCTTACGGTTGTGTGCTGGTGCAGCTCGCTTTGCGGTAGATCGGCACGCTCGGTTCGACCACGGCGGCCACCTCGAGCACCAGCCCGCGCAGGGACAGCCGGTCGCCGCGGCGCACGTCGGCGTCCGGCTGCAGGTACACGTCGTGACTGACCTGGGCTTCGGACCGGTCGGCGGTGGTCTGCTCGGCCGGGTGCGGCTGCGACAGCCGGGCGGGCTCGGTGCCCACCTGCTGCCACGTCTGGGTCCAGCCGCCGGCCCCGTCCGGGGTGGAGACTGAGCGCTCGACCGTGGCGGTCTCGATCAGCCGGTGGGTGATGCCGCGCCTCATCGGGTGCCCACCATGCCCGCGCTGTTACCGAACCGTGCGGCGATGCGGGACCGCAGCCGGTCGGACAGTTCGACCTCGGTCGTCTTGCCGTCGTTGTCGTAGTTGACCGAGTAGTCCCCGATGCGTTCGCTGGTGACGGTGTCCACCGTCAGCGCGGACCCGTCCGGGGCGGAGCGGTAGGCCATCAGCGTGGTGGCCGCGATCCGGCACACCAGGTGCACCAGATCCTCCGGCACGGTGGGCAGCCCGTGGGTGTAGGTCACCGTGACCACGCCTGGACCGTGCTGCGGTAGCCAGCCGGCCCGGCGCCACAGCGTGCCGGCGACCAGGCGCCAGTCGGACACCGTCTGCCCGTCGAGGGCCACCTCGGTGACCGTCTCCACCGGTGGGGCCGGCAGCCGCAGCCACGGACCGGACGGGGCTTCCACCTCCACGGTGGAGGTGGTCTGGCTGATCGGGCAGCCGGCCGCGTCCCGAATCTCCGCACTGGCCGCGGCCAACGCCGTCTCCACCACCCGCGTCTCGCTGGAGTCGACGGTGACGCCGCGGTCGTCCAGATCGGCGACCGTGGCCAGCGGGGGCAACGCCATAATGCCCCCTCACGCCTCGTCGGCGAGGTCGATCAAGTCCTGCTTGGTGTAGGACTCGACCTCGGCGCGCGGCACACCCAGCGCACCGACGACGTAGGAGATCCAGTCGGACTTCGCGGCGGACTGGGCCGGACGATCCGGCGCGGCAGCGGTGTCCGCCTCGTCCCCGGTCTCCTCGGTGACGGTGCCGTCAGCGTGGTCGGGGTCGGTCTTCTCGGTGTCGCCCGGGCGTTCGAGGACTGTCCACTCCCCGTCGGCCACGCGCCGGCGGAACGTGCGCTCGTCCACCCCACGGGACGGGACCTGCACGGCGAACACCGCGCCGAGCGGGCCTCTCACGCGGTACCATCTCGGTTCGCTCATCCTCGGCTCCCTGGTCACAGCGTCACGTCGCAGGTCACGAGCGCGGTCGGACGGATGACCTTCGCGCCGTAGAGGTGCAGCCCCTTCAGCCCGTCGGAGAAGCGCTTCTCCAGCCGCATCGCCTCGACGTTGTTGATCTGCTCGGCATACGAGGTGGCCATCGCGTGGCCGGCGATGACGGTCTTGCCGCTGGACGCACCGGCCGGGGCGTTGTTGCTCAGTAACACGTCGAACCCGAACGCGCGGCCGACCATGCCGTTGCGCAGGGCCTGGGTACTGCCGGACGCGTCGGCCCGCACGAACTGGTCCGAGCTCAGCAGCGAGCCGTGGATCGCCGGAGTGATGGCCACCCACCGGCCCTGGCTGGGCACGTTCTCCTCGTCCAGGCGCACCTTCATGTCGATCAGCAGCTGCACCAGCTCGCTCGTGGTCGCCCCGGTGGTGCCGTCACCGACGGCGGTGAGCTGATTCGACGCGGCCACACCGGCCTGCATCGTGGTGGCCAGGAACGCGTCCGCGGTGTCGGACAGCACGTAGGCGGCCTCGCTGGCGGCCTCGTCCATGACGCCGCCGCGGGCCTGCCGGGACTCGATGTCGTCGACTTCGAACGCGAAGTACTTCGACTGGTCAATCGCCAGGGTTCGGGATTCGTCCGAGACCTCTTCGACGGTGATGTCGGTGTGGGCGGTGTAGGTGCCCACGGTCGGCCGCACCACGTTGGTGATGCGCACGGAGTCGCCGTAGTTGCTGATCTCGCCTTCGTAGTTGCGGTTGACCGTGCTGGACTGCGCATACACCAGCGAGTTCTTCAGCGAGGTCAACAGCTGCGCGGACCAGACTTCCGGGATGAAGTTGGTGATGGCCATGGTGGCCCCTCCTTAGTTCGCGCGCCCGAGAAGGTCGTTGAGACGGCCTTCCTTCTTGGCGGCAGTGATCTCTTCGGGACTCATCCGCTTCAGGTCGTCGCGAGTGAGCTGTTTCGGACCCGTGTTGCCCTTGCGGGCTCCGGAGTCCGCGGTGCCCTGGAATCGCTTACCGCCTTGCGCGGCCAGGTAGGGCTTGTTCGTGACGAGCTCGGTGATCGCCTCAGCGACCTCGTCGGAATCGATGTCGCCGGACTCGTCGACCTCGAACTGTTCGAGGTCGAGGAACCGGACCGCGTCAGCCGGATCGGCCAACTTTCCGGACGCGGCGGCCTTCACCTCGGCCTTGATGATGCGGCGGTTGGCCTTGGCAGTGGCCTCCTTGTCCGCCTGACGGCGGACCTCCTCCGTATCTGTCTCACCGGTGCCGGTGCCGCTAGTGCTGGTGCTCTGCCGGGTCTGGGCCTGTTCCAGCTGCTCTTCCAGCTGCTTGCGCTTTTCCCGCTCGGACTTCCACTTGCCCTTCATGTCCTGCAGGGCCTTCTTTCCGGCGTCGCCGAGCGCGGACTGCCCGGACTGGTCACCGTCGTCACCGGTGCCGCCGTCATCGCCCTGGGCGCTGTTCCCGGCCTCACCGGTGTCGTCCTCGCCGGTCTCGGTGCCGGGGTCCTGGCCGGCCGGATCCTCCTCCGGAGCGGCGCCGGCCACGGGCCAGATCGGGCCGCGGCGGGTAAGTCCGAGCGCGGTCTCGCCGGTGACAGGATGCGTGGGCAGGATGTTGTCCTGTGTAGACATACTGATCTCCCCTTGCGGGACGTACGTGTGCGCGGTGCGCGCGGATTACTGGCTACGCAGGTAGCCGTACTGACGCAGCAGCCGGATCGCGTGCTCGCGGTCCTCGGCGCGTGCGTAAATCTCCTCCGGCATGAGCCGGGGCGTCTGTGCGCTGCGGTAGCGCTGCCCGCTCTGCCGGGTCAGCTCGGAGTCGGAGCGCTGTTGCAGCGTGCCGTCCTCGCCGGTGCGGTAGCGGCCGAACTGGCCCCGTCGGGTGGTGCCCTCGGTGGTGGATCGCACCTGCTGGCCGTAGGCGGTGGCCGTGGTCATCCCGCGGCGGGCGTTGACGACCTGGCCCACATCGGCCCCGTCCCGGATCGCCTGCGCCCCTGCCTGTCCGAACGCTTTGGTCTGCTGGTCGCTGCTCATCTGCGCGAACAGGTCCCGTGGGTTGTTGTCGGGCCGGCGGCTGCGCCATTCTTCGGTGGTGACCGGCTGCATCGTGCAGTCGCAGCGCGGGTGCCGTAGGAAGTGGTCCGACCAGCGGTAGAGCCGTCCGGCGAGGATGATGCACCGGCCGCAGGCCGGTAGCCCCACCACGCGTTCGTGCCCGGCGATTTCGGTGCGGGCGGCCATGCCCACCGAGTCGGCGGCACGCCCGGCGTCGGCCACCTGGGTACGCACCAGCAGATCGAGGAACGCGGCCCCGGAGGCCATCGAGGCGGCCAGGGACAGCCCCTGTTTGATCCGGGAGAGTGCCACCCACGCGGGATACATCAGCATCCCGGACAGCAGCCGGCCGTCCGAGGAGTGCCCGGAGAACGCTTCCGGCACCACCTGGCCGTTGGAGTCGCTGGTGCCGAGCTGCTGGTTCAACCACGGCTCCGCCTGCCGAGCCGCAGTCACCTGCGCCTGGGTCAGCATCGCGACCACGGCCGCCAGCTGGGACGACCACGAGCCCTGAATGTCGCCCGTATCCACGTCGGACCACATCCGCCCGGCTGCCCGGGCAGTAGTGGAAGCGAGTTCGCGTCGCTGCTGCTGGTGCTGCCGCGCCGCCGGTGACGGACTCACGACAGCCCCTCAGCCGAACCGGCCGTACCGGGCTGCTGCGACATCATCTGCGTCAACTGCCCCACCGGATCGACCTGGGCTTCCCGTTGCTTCATGGCCATCACGTCGGCCACCTCGGTGGGGGTGAGCCCGTAGCGCAGCGCCAGCCATTCGAAGGGGAACCCGATGTCTCGGAGTTTCTGCAGCGCGTCGGCCATCTGGGACTGGCTGCGGGACTCGGCATCGGCCCACAGCACCGACCCGCCGGCCACCGCCTTGGCCTTGGCCTCGTTGCCCTGGGCCAGCGCGACCAGCCGGAACATTTCCCGCAGCGCCTGGCCGAACCACAATTGTTTCTCGTTGACCCGCTGCACCAGCCCGGTCTCGGCCGCGATCAACGCGTCCCCGGACAGGTTCGCGAGCTTACCGATGAGGTAGTGCTGCGGGGTGCGGGTCTGGGCGGCGATGTGGCCGACAGCGACCTCCATCACCGAGGTGTAGGTGTCCAGGTTCGCCGCCGACCACTCGGCGATCTTGGCGTCGTCGCCCTCCACCCACAGCACCCGGTCGACGGCGAACTTCTCCAGATCCACCGGGCGTTCGGCGATGACCTCGCCCTTGTTGTTGAGCTGCGGGATCGTCGGCCGCTCCGCTCCGAGCACGATCCGTTGCGGGAACGACGCGTAATCGGACGCGGTGAACAGCTGCGCCCACAGCAGGTTGATCGCGTCCTGCATGGCGATCACCCCGGACACATCCGAGATCGGCTCGTCGACCAGCATCGGACGGTTCGGCAGCTCCACCACGGGCACCACACCCATGGGGTTGGGCTGCGGGTTCGGCTCGGCATCACCCATCTCGCGCGGCTGCCACGGCCCCGGCCCGGTGTCCTCCTCCTCGATCTCGTCGAGGTCGGCATCCGCGGCGGTCATCTGCGGCGACTTCTCCGGCTTGACCAAGCTGCGTTCGAACTTCCACACCTCGTCGGGCAGATACAGCACGGCCTGTTCGACGTCACCGTCCTGCCACCGGCGCAGCGCCGCCCGGCGCTTGCGCCGCGATCCCGGTTCGTAGGCGATCACGCAGGAGCGTGCGTCTTCGAACGTGACCACCGGAGTGGACTCGTCATCGGGGTTGCCCCACACCAGCACATACGACCGGTTGGCCACCACCGATGAGAGAAACCCCAGCTGGGAGTCGGCGTCGAGGCTGTTTTCCTGCCACACGCGCCACAGGTCCGCATCGGCTTGTTCGGCACCGGCGGGCTTGATGCCGGTGGTCGTCAGCCGCTCCACCGGCGAGTCGGCGGTGACCTGCACCCAGTTGTCGGAGAAGCCTTGGTACCGCTTGCCGTGATACTTCTGGAACTCCTCACTGGCGAACTTCAGCGGCTGTTCGCCCCGGTAGTACTGCCAGCGCAGCTCGATCGGTCCCGCCCGCGCCAGCAGCTCTGCCTCGAGATGCGTGACGAGTTGACGGGCCTGTTCCTCGGTGGCCATGCGCCTCCCCTCTTCACGCGGTGTAGACCCGAGTCCGTTTCCTCGTGGCCTCGCCGGCGGCGATCACGTCGCCGGCGGCCTCATGCGCCAACACCGAAGTGACGCACGCGTCGATCTTCTGTGCCTGTGATGCTTTGACCAGTACGTACCGGTCACCGGGCCGTGCCGCGGCGCGGGCGTTGCCCACGTGGTCGGTGGTGATCTCGCACCCGTCGTGGGTAAACGTCGAGTCCTGTTTGGTCACGTCGGTCAGCAGCCGTTCGGCCGCGGCGTGCATCTGCACCACCCGGCGCGTGTACCACCGGATGACCCGCTTCTCCCCGTAGCGCTGGATCCAGTCGTCGACCTCGGACTCCCAGTAGGGCGGGTCGGCGTAGACCCGCACCACGTCGTAGCGGCGCATCAGCTGATCCATCGCGGCCGCGACCTCCAGCCGCGGCACCTGGCCCCCGAACTCAGCCGGGTTCCAAATCGTCGGCCGATCGTCCGGCCCGTAGACCGGGGTGAACTGGAAGCCGTCCAGCGTTTCGGCGCGGATGGCGGTCCAGTCGTCGATGTCGGAGCCGTCGAACCCGAGCACCAGCCGGGTGCGGGGACGGATCCGACGCTGGGTCTGCCTGCCTTTCCAGGCGGACCGGTCCATCCACGAGCTGGTGCCGGACACCACACGGTTGCCGAAAAACCGTTCGGCCTGGGCCGGGTCTTTCTCGAGCAGCTCGGCGGCTTCGGCTTCGATCGCGTCCAGATCGACGTGGTCGGACCCGGCGTAGACCCGCCGGTGAATCTGCCGACGTTCTCGCTTGTTGGTGTAGGACAGCCCGCTCGGGGCCTGCGGGTGGTAGCGCCAGATATCAGGGCGACGGCTTTCCGCGGTCCGCTGCGCCACCGAGGACTCCGACGGGTCCCAGGCGTTGGTGGTCTCCATCGCCCGACCGCCCATGCCGGCCAGGCCGCGCCGTTGCGTCTCGGCCACCCGCACCATCTTGTTCGTGTGGGTGTAGGTGCCGGATTCGTCCTGCAGTGCGAACGTGATCGGGTTCCCGAGCCGGGACAGCGCCGAGCTGGTGACCACGTCGATACGGCCCCGCTCGCCGATGCGGATGAACTCCTCGCCCACCCGCATCTGCTCGGCAAGTGGCCCGTTTTTCGTCATCGCCTGCAGCGGTCGGTAGACGTTGTCGACTTGGTCCTGGGACGTGGCCATGAGCTGGATCAGCGGCGTGGCCCACGGGGTGCCCATCGGCTCGCCCGGCTCGTACTCGTAGACCCAGCCGCAGTCGCACCCGTGATCGCGGCACCGGTACAGCTCACCGCCGGCGGCCCACCCGGCGAACAGCACCGGCCCGGCCGCCTCGGCCGCGACGACCGACGCGCTCCACGGGCCCTTGCCCGTTTTCTGCGGCGCAACGACTTGGCTGCGGCGATAGGCGAAGGCCGGGGCGAGCTGGCCGGCCTCCGCAGTCGGCGCTACTCGGTAGTGGTTGACGGTGCACCACAGCTGCCACCGGTACAGCTCCATATCCGAACCAGCGTGGATCCCGTCCGGAACGGGGCAGTGTGCCTCGATCCAATCGGGCACGATCCACAGCGTCGGGAAGTCGACCACGAACTCGTCGGCGTCAGCTCCCGTCGCCATGGGCCACGACCTTCAACCGGTCCCGCGCCGAACGACGCGCCGGCGGCCGCGGGCTCTGCTCGGCGGCCTGGTCCTGCTCGGACTCCTGCGGCGCGATCCGCCACCGGTTCCGCCGCATCCCCTGCACCGACAGGCCGAGACCGTCCAGGAACTGGCGCATCACCTTCTGCAGCTCCACCGACGAACCGGGCCGTTCGGCATCGGTCAGCTTGCGCACGAACAGCGCGACCTCGAGCTCCAGCCCGAACTGCTCCCAGGCCACCGCCTGCGGCCGCGTCCACAGCTCCCGCCAGAGATCCCACTCGCGCGGGTGTACGTCGACCAGCGGCCAGGCCGGCGGCTCACCGGCGCGGCCCTCGGCCGGCAGCATCGTCCAGCCCGCCTGATCGCTGAGCCGGTTACGGCGCAACGCGTTCGGGTCCGGCGGCGGCCCGGACACCGGGCGGGACCCTCCCCGCGGCATGAGCCACCCCCTCCCGACTACGGCGCGTGATAGTGAGGACCTTTTGAACCTGACAGACTTCGCGGAGCCCTCCCCGGCGGTCCACGGCTCCACCCCGGCAGGGGTCCCTCCCCCCACCGGCGGCCGCCGCCGGTCACCGAGCGCGGCCACGATCAGTGCTGCTGCCGGTCGTGCCACCCTCCGGGCTGCTCGAGCGCGGTGTGCCGCGCGTGGCAGGCATGAGTCAACGCCTGAAGATTCGACCAGTCATGGCCCCGCGGGCCTTTCGGACCCAATCCGTCCAGGTGGTGCACATCCTCGGCCACCGGGCGCAGGATCGCCGGAAGCTGCGCGCAATCGGAGCACTCGCAGTACGGGTGCTGCCGTAGATACCGGGCACGGGTGCGCTGCCACCGCGCGTCGTAGCCACGCTGGGCAGCACTGCCCCGGGCCTGTGACGCCGAGCGCGCGCAGCCCGCGCACCGCCCCCCGGGGGTGAGTTCGCCACACCCTGGGGTCGGGCACGGGCGCAATCCACCGCGTGCCATCGCACCCCCGGTTGTAACAGTGCGCTCGGACCAGACGACCATCCGAATATGGGTTACAACGTGCGCATTCATGCGAACAAAACGGATCAGTACCCCGAGGCCGAGCAAGTCCAGCTCGACAACGGTCACCTCGTTCTCTATAAGCGCGGAAGTCTTGGTCCGAACAACATCGACGCTATCTACGCGCCCGGAAAATGGGAGAGCGTCGCGAAGACGTCTGATCAGTGATCGCTACGCGTAAGGGCCCGTTTCCGAACCGCCGGAAACGGGCCCTTTTTTAGGCTTTAGGCACACCTCGCCTGAGCGCCCACAGTATGCACGATCAGCGCGTCACTGTCGATTCCGGGGAGGGGAAGCGGAATCGTGGCTGTGTGCGTACTTGTGGGCCGTGCTGTAGGCGATGCCGAGTTCCCGGGCGATGGCCGCGATGTTCACGCGCCCGTGCTGGGACCGGTGGTGTTCGACCAGTTCCGCCACCCGTGCCGCGAGGTCTCGTCGCGGTGTTGCGTCCCGCGCTCCAGCGGGCCTGCCACCGGCGGGTTCGCGGGGGCGAGCGCGGTCGGCGGCGTGGCGGTCCAGTGTGGATCGGTGCCAGTGCGGCACGTTGTACGGCCTGGCGTCGGGTTCCGGAACGCGTGCCCGGTAGGTGTCGCGTTCCCACGCTGTGGGGGTGAGGCCGAGGTATTCGGCGGCTTCGATCCGGTCGAGGAGGTCGCCGGGTTGGTGCCGGTTCGGCAGCGGCGGGGCCGGATGCCCGGTGGCGTAGGCGGCGACCTGATACGAGTCCCACAGCCGGGGGCGGCTGTTGGTGGGACGTCCTCGGGTGAGTGGTTCCGGATGACCAGGTTGGTTCCAGGGGCGTCGACGCGCTGCCTGGCGGGGGGTGAGTCCGTGCAGGGCGGCGACGCCGTCCCGGTCGATGGGGGTGTGTCCGTCGGGAATCATCGCGGCCTCACACGTTCGCCAGGATGCTGGCGCGCATCGTGTCCAGGGTGTGCAGCGTCGCGGTGACGTCGTCAGTCTCGGTCTGGGGCTGCAGGTGAGCGCTGTGGCCGTCGACGGTCAGTGTGATCGTCTCGTCGGTGCCGGTGTGGATGAGTTCGGCTGCGGCGTCCAGGGCGGCGCGCCACGCCTCGTGGGCGGTGGCGCCGGTGCCGGTGTGGTCGCTCGTGGTGGTGCTGGTGGTCCAAGTGTGCATGGGTTGCTCCTTGCTTGGTGGTCGGTTTCTGGGGGAAACCGTGGCAAGCGGGTCGAGGAACCGACAGGGTCATGTGCGCTCGCTGTGGACAACAGCGAGCTGTGTGGAGAACCGAGAGGCGGGGTGCCCCGTGGTCGGGGCACCCCGGTTGGACTAGCCGAAGGCTCGTTCGGCGCGTCGCCACAGGTCCAGCATCGTGCGGTAGGCAGTCCTGTCGAGGACCACCCAGACCACCGGGCCTACCTGAATGGCCAGGTGCACCGGCCGCCGGTGCTGATCGTTCCGGGGAACAAGGTGGGAGGCCACTGGGGGATCAACCAGTTTGACCACCGCACCGACCGGAGCGATTCCCAGATCCGGGCCGAGCCATGTCTGGCTGACTCGCTCGGGAAGGCGGTTCGTGTTGATCCCGGCCCGCTCCCAGTTCTCCCGAACTTTCCGGGTGGTGACCCGGGACACGAGTCGGCACAGCGAACTGCCGATCGTCAGACTGACCACCGCTTCCGGTGTTCCGACGTTGCTGACGTCGACACGGCCGTCGACGTCTCCCGCTGCCCGGATCGTGACCTGTACGACGTTGGTCGTCCACTCGGTCATGCCTGAAGGCTCCTCTCTGGTGTTGTCACGGTGCTTGTTGGTCGGGGTCTCACTCCCTCACAACACATACAACTATAGCAGAGTTGGAAACCACTTGGGAAGGGGGTACCTTCGAGGTATTTTGGAGCCGCTCCCACTGTTGTCACGGTGGAGTCTCAGCGGTGCCCGGCAGTCTCACCCGTCCCCGGACGGTGCCGGGCACCGCTTTACTCACTCCGGGAGCGGCACGCACCCGAGCACGGCCGCCAGGTGCTCCAAGTGCGATGTCGGCCAGTGGTGGCCGCAGGCGTGGCAGCGGCACCCGGTCTGGCCGTCGACCCACAGCGCCGGGGTCTGCACCGTCTCCCCGTCGTCTCCGGTGGTGGCCACCATGCGGGTCTGGCAGGCCGGGCAGGGCGCGGCCACGTGCAACCGGCGCGGCGGGTCGAACAGGACGCGAATCTCCCGCACCCAGTGGTTCAGGTGTGCGGTGACGGTGTCGATGGATTCGCGGTCGGTGGTGGCGGTGACGGTGGCGACGATGCCGCGCAGCCGTTCGGCCACGTCCCGGTGGGGCGGGCTGGCCAGTGCCTGTTGGATCCGGGTGCTGGTGGCGTCGATCTCGGCGAGCCGGTCATGTGCCTCGATCGATATCGGTGTGCGGGAACCGGCGCCGGTGCCGGGGCGGCGGTCGGTTCCCGGGGCGATCGCGTCGCGCAGCTGGTCGAGCAGCGACGGTTCCGGGTGGGCGGTGACCGTGCCGTCGTCGCGCATCACGGGGCGGCTGCGGGCGTCGAGCAGGTCAGCGGCGTGGGCCCGCAGCCTGTCGACGGATTCGCGCAGTTCGGCGGTTTCGAGCGTGGTGGCCATGGCGGAGTCCCCTCGTCAGTCGGTCGCGATACAGTCCGAGCGCCACGCAGGGATGCGACGGTGTGTGCGGGGACGAAGGGCCGGTGCCGCTGGTGGGGCGGCACCGGCCTTTTCCTGCTTTAGCCAGTCACGCTCTCCACTTCGCCTGGTAATCGGGATGGTCGGACCAGATCGACGCCACGCTGTACAAGATGCGCCGCAACGCTGGCTCCATCGCGCTGAGGTAGTCGCTTTCGCGCCGTATCCCGCGCAGCCGAACGTCCGGCAGCCCGGGGCCTGCCCATTCGCCCGTTTGCTCTTGATGGTCGATCTCGGCTGCCAGCTCGGCTGAGGCCGCCTCGTTACGGGCGCGGTCGCGGCGTAGCCGCTCATACTCGTCAACTGTTTGCTGCATTGCCTCGATCTGCCGGAGCACGCGGGCAGGGTTATGCCGGATGATGTGCGCGGCGTTGTCGTTTCCCATGTCGTAGGCCACCGGGAGCTCGGCGTCGTCGGCGGTCAGCTGGTGTTCCCACGGCCCGTCCGGTTCGTGGTGCCACGGGCCGCGCGTGGCGTTCCTCGCTGCTCGATCGTCCTCGTCGAGTCGATCTCTTACGAACGTGAGCAAGTGGTCAATCGGGTCGTCGGTCATAGCTCCTGCCTCGTTTCGGTGGTGTCAGTCGTCGTGTGGGTCGTATCCGGCTTGCCGGAGCACGCGGGTGACGTGCCGACGCGACATACGAACTTGTTCGGCGATGGGGGTCACCGGATCGTCGGCGGCCGCAGCGGCGAGCATCGCCTCGAGCCGCTTCGCCTTGGCCTGCTCGAGCTGGGCCTCGAGCTCGGCCACGCGCTGGTCGGCCTCGTAGACAGCGCGCAGCGTGGGGGTGTCGCGGTTGGCGCGGGGTGCGGGCATGGGGTTGGCTCCTGGTGGTGTGGCCGCTATGCTCGGCGGCGGAGTTTCTCTCTTCCGATCCGAACCCCGGGGCGTGCGGACCCCGGGGTTTTTTCGTGTCCACGGGAAGGGAAAGGGGCGGGGCGGCACCTGGTGGGTGCCGCCCCTGGTCATCGGTTACCCGATGACGGATCCGAGGGACGCCGCGTCCAGTCGGGACCGGACGTAGCGCACCGTCACGCTCGGGGTGAACCGCACATCGTGCCGGTTCTTCTTCCCGATCCAGTTGTAGCGGTCCATCACCGTCAGGGCGCGGGACCGGATCGCGGTGCGATCGGCGGGCTCGCCCTGGTGGGTGTGCACCACGTGGGCCTGGACCGTGATGGTGCTGCCCTGGACGGCGGTCACGATCACCGCGTTACCGGGCAGGTTCCCCTCGGCCTGGTCAGCCTTGAGGTCGGAGAGGATCCGACCGGCGATCAGGTAGAGGTCCTCGCCGAGCGTGTCGACGGTGCGAACCCCGTACACCCGATCATCTGAAGGCGTTCCCATGGGTTTCTCCCTTCCACTATTGAGTTGGCCCCCGGAGGGAGGTGCGGCTCCCGGTTTCCCGGGGGCTGTCCCGTGCGGACATCTCCCATTATGCGCCTCATGTCCCACTATCGCAAGGGGATAGTGAGACATCGAGCGCATTTTTTTTAGATGTCCTGGTCAGCGATGCCCTGAGCCCGGTGACGCGCCAACTCGCGGGCCCGCTCGGCGGAGGTGGCATAGGCGGCCAGGTGCCGCACGCGCTGCCCGCGCACCGCGCGTTCGAGCTCGGCGGCCTCCTCGTCGAGCTGCACCGTCCCCTGGGGCTGGTCATCCTCGCCCGGTCCCAGAGGCCGGGCAGCGCCGGGAAGCAGGAACGGCTCTCCGAGGGAGACGCGCCCGTCCTCGACGGTGGCGCGGCACGACCACCACTGGCGCACCCGCACCGCGGCACCGGCGGGCAGCACCGGCACCCCGTCCGGTTCGGCCCGGTGCGGCTCGCCAAGCAGCTCGGCCAGCTCGACGGCCTGCGCGCGGGTGCCGCACACGGCGACCGGGATGGTGCTGGACGGGTCGTCACGCAGCACGACCCACATGCGGTCGGTGGTCTCGTCGCTCATCGGGTTCCCCTCTCTGTGGTGACCGCCTCGGCCGCGGTCAGGTCGAGCATGGACAGCAGCCGCGTCAGATCGGCCGCATCGGCCGCGCGCGAGGCCACGAACCGGGCGGCGGCCGCGCGCTGGACGGGTGTGGTGGTGTCTCCGATCAGGGTGGTCGTGGCCGCGCCCTGCCCGTCGAACTCTCCGAGCATGTCACCGCCTCCGCGTGCGGTCGTTCTGCCGGTTGACGATGCGGGCCAGGTCGGCCGGAGTGGCCTCCCGCAGGAGCACGGCGAGTTGGCCGGGCAGCATCTCGCAGTCTCCGGACTGGACAGCCTCGCGCAGCCAGTTGCGGGTGCAGCCGTGGCACAGGTACGCCGCGTGCGTCCCGTCGCGGTGCTTCCAGTGGTACTGCGCCCGGCGGGGGACGGCGACGTCAGCGAGGCTGTAGCAGCATTCGCAGACCGGATCGGCGTCCGCGTCTGCGGGCTCGTCATCGTCAACGGCGTCGTCGTGCTGGGGACCGAAGGCGGTCAGGGAAGCGATGTCGGCGTCGGCGTCGCCATCGTTGTCTGGCCCGGGGCCGCTGGTAATCCAGGCGGCCACGGCGATCAGGTCCGTCGCGGCTGGCGTTGCGGAGGTCAGCCCGCGTCCGGAGAGTACGCGGTGAGCCCGGTCGAGGGCCTCGGCGCGGGCGGCCATGGCTGGCGAGATCCAGACGGTCTGTTCGGTGTCGGTGCTCATGGGGTGTGCTCCTTCGACGGTTCGGGAACTACAGCGGCGAGGACGTCGGTGCGGTACTGCGGCAGTGGGAACGGGACGGGCAGGTCGGCCGCGGCCGCGCCGAGGGAGGCCAGGGCGAGCGCGTCGGCCGCGTCCGACGTGGCGATGTCGGCCTCAGGCCACATCCGCACCACCGCGGCCGCCACCGCTGCCTTGTCGGCGTTGCCCTTGCCGGTGGCGAACTTCGCGCGGCTGGTGGGCGGCACCACCAGCATCGGGGTGCTGCGGTCGGTCACCGTGGCCACGATGCGCCACCACAGCCCGTGCCGGTCCACCGTGGAGCCGCCCCGGCTGGCCATCGCCGGCCCTTCGATGACGACCAGGTCGGCGTCGGCGACGTAGTCGGTCACGTCGGTGGTGATGTCGCGCAGCCGCTGGTGCCGCTGGCGCAGCGTGTCGGAGCGCCGTCCGGTGGAGGTGACCAGGCTGGTCTCGGCCACCCACCGGCCCTCGCGGGTGGTCAGCCGGGCCAGCCCGGTCGAGGCCAGCGACGGGTCGATCGCGGCCACCGTGGTCGCAGCGGTTCGTGTGCTCACCGGTGCTCCCCCTGTCGCAGACGGGCCCACCTGGTGCCATCGCGGGATTCGTGACCGCCGCGGTGTCCGTCCCGGAGCGCGCAGGCCAGCACCGTGTCGTCGAAGCCGTCGAGATACTCCAGGCAAGGGCCAGGCTCCGGACGTGTCCGCAGGAGATGGTCGAGCCGCTCGGCGAGCAGGGTCATGCCCAGGAACACAGCCAGCAGCAGGGCCACCACGAGTTCGTCATGAGCACCGACCAGCATCGCCGTGGTGGCGGTGACGCCGCACCAGAGCAGGGCCACGCGCACCAGCCATCCGAGAACGCGCTCGGAGTACGTCTTCAGCATCAGTGGTTCCTCTCGTCGGCCATGCGGCGGCGGACTGCCTCAGCCAAAGCGGGCCCGCGGAGTTCGGCGGCCGCCAGCAGCGCGCGCACCCACTCGTCGGCCACCGTGGCCAAATCCGCCTCGGCGGGCAGCTGGGTCACTGTGCCGCGGCGGGTCTCGTCCGGTTCGGTGACGGCCACGAGCAGATCGAGGGTGGGCTCGTCATCATCGCCGTCGTCGAGGTCGGGCAGCGGCGGTTCGAGAACGGTTTCGATCGACATCAACAGGCTCCCTTCGAACTGGGGGCTGTGCGGTAGCCGCGGCGGGTGTGGCGGATCCGGCCGTCGGCGATCAGCCGGTCGAGCACGCGGGTGTCGGCCTGGCCGATCCAGACGGGCCCGGGGGTGTCCGGATCGGCCTCGACGGCGCGTTCACCGAGCCGCACCCATCCGCACCCGGCGGCCCGCGTGGTCCAGCACGGCACCACGCCGAGCCGTGGGTGGTGGGTCTCGACGATGTGCCCGTCGCGCACGGCCGTCAGCATCTCGGTGCTGGCCAGCGACGGGGTGTCGCTGGTGCTGCGGGAGCGATACGCACGCATACGAAGTCCTTCCGGAAGATCAGAGGAGGGCGGCCTGGTGCTCGCCGAGCTCCTCGCGCAGCGCGGCCAGCCCCGTCGGGGTGATGCGCACCTGGGCCGACAGCGTCGGCTCTCCGGTGTGCGGGTGGGTGTAGCTGGTGGTGCGCAGCGTGACCCGCCCGGCGTCCACATGGGACTGATACGGGCGGCCGCTCCGGTCGATCCAGCCCATATCCCGCAGGGACGCGAACAGCCTGTTCTGCCCGGTGCGGATCCCAGCGCGGGAGAGGGCCTGGGCGGCTTCGCGCACCGAGTGGTCGCCGTGGGCCTCGGCCAGCTGTTGCCACGACCGGGCGTCCGGCTCAAGCCCGGCGGCCCGAGCTTCGGCGGCCTCGGCGGCTTCGACTGCGTCGGCGTGGGCCCGCAGCGCCGCGGCGTAGGACTGCGGCACCTGCGGCTGCTCGGCGAGCTCGTAGCGACCGGTGCGGCGAATCTGCGGAAGCACGCTGTGGGTGACCCAACGCTTGAACTCCCGTGCCTCTGGCTTGCGGCTCCGGAGAATCAGCGAGTACAGCCCGGGTTCGTTGACGATGTAGGTCTCTTGCTGTCGCCGACCACTACTGTCGGTGACATATGTAGTAGATACCTCATCGTCGTCGAGCTGCCCTACGGCCTGCGCGACGTTGCGAATGTCGAGCACGCGGCATCCGTCTGTGGCGACGAACCAGGGTTCACCGTCTCGGCTGAGAGTGCGGATCTGGTGGTGTCCGTAGGTGAAGGGGACCAGCTCGGTCATCGGGGCATTCCTCCTTCGGTTGCTGTTCCTGCGGCTGGGTTGGGAGTGCGGAGGTAGGGGTTCGGTCCCAGTTGGCTGCGGGGTGTCGTGGCGGGGCCAGTAGTCGGTCTGCGTCCGGTGGGGCCGGCGTCTCCGGCTCGGGGGGCCCGTGGTCGATCTGTGCCGGTACCTGTGCCCGGCCCGCCCCGTCCCGTCCCGACAGTCATTGCGTTCTGGGTCGCACCTGTGGTCGTGGTCTGGATGTCGGTTCCGGACGTGACGGGGTGCGGCTCCGGGGTGGGATCCGAGGTCACGTCCGGTTTCGGAGGTGAGTCGGTCTCCGGAGTGGTCGCGGTCCCGGTGTCGGATCTGGCCCGGGTCGGATCCGGGTCTGATCCGGGTTCTGCGTGGGTGGTGCGTGGATCCGGCGTGGGTTCGGCGTGGGTCGGATCCGGGTCTGCGCCCGGTGGGGGCAGCAGGTCCATCCCGGCGGCCGCCGGCGTGCAGTCGCGCTTGTGGGAATTGCAGCCGCGGCAGGCCACCACCAAGTTCTCTGCGCCGCCAGCCACGGTCGGGTCGACGTGGTCGAGCACCCCGCCGGAGGCGGACTTGCGGTCGGCCCACTTGACAATGCGGCTGCAGTAACGGCACCGGTCCCCGTCGCGGGATTTCACCGCGTGGCGGAGTTCCTTGTCCTTGAGTTCGCGCTGCTTGGCCTTGTGCACGTCGTTTTCCGACCGGCTCGGGTTGCGGTCCAGGTGACCGTGCGCCCAGTAGCCGCCCTGCTCGGCCGTCCAGGTCACCGACTCGAGGCACTCGCAGTCGTCGCCCGGGCTGTGCAACATCGGAGGGCCGTCGCCGACGCGGACGGTGGTCAGCGCGCGCAACTCGGCCCGCGAGGCGATCTCCTTCGCTTTGCTGGCAGGGATCCAGCCGTCGGTGCGCTGGGCCGAGGCGTACTGCCGCAACCGGGTCAGGGCGCCGTAGGCGGCGTTACCCACCGCGCGTACCTGTGGGTCGTCGTAGCCGACGTCGTCCAGTCGCAGCCAGGGCATCCGGTGGGGTCTCCGTGTCGTCGTGCTCGGCGCACCCGCACCCGGCCGGAAGTCCCAGCCGGGTGCGGATGCGGGCGGTGGTGTAGGTGGTCATGCCCGTGCGGGCCGCGATCTCGGCATCAGTCCAGCCGGCCTCGCAGCAGCGGCGCACCAGGTGCTCGCGATCCGTGGTGGACAGCGCCTCGGCGGGCTCGCTGCCCCGCAGGCACGCCTCGATCGCGTGCGGGCTGGTCACCGGACGAGTCATGGGCGGACCGACTCGAAGAAGTGCCGTTCGGGGGCGTAGATGTCGGCCGGCGGGGCCACCTGCTCCGGCTGGCGGGCCAGCGCGGCGTCGTCGTAGCTGCTCGGCACGAGCACCCCGCGGTAGCGGGTGCCGATCTGAACGTGCACGGCGCGACGCTGGTGATACGGGTACAGCTCGATCGGCGCGCCCCTCGATCGGGCCACCCGCGCAAACGGGGTCACCGCCGGGTGGGTGAGATCCACCCGCGGCACCGCAGGAATGCTCTGTCCGGACTCGTGGTCGAGCACCGGTGATTCGGTGTGTGGCACCAGCAGCGGCCACACGTACGGGAAGTCGGCCGGGTTGCCCAACCCAAAGCTCAACGTGAGCCGTTCCGGAGCATCCTCGGTTTCGAACAAAGCGGCATCGGCCACTTCGGACACGGTGACGCTGAACCCTTCCCGTCGGAGGGTCACGTGGTGCTGCTTGTTGGCCTTGACCGCCGGCTTGAACACGCTGATGACCGACTTGACCGCGTCGATCGGGCACAGCATCGGCACCGGGATGCTGCCCTCACACGGGATGTGGGCGTGGCCAACCACCTGACCCGTGGTGCTCGTGGCCACCAGCAGCTCAGTGCGACCCGGTTCGTCGTCGAGCGCACCGGTCTCGGTGTGCAGCAACACGCCGGCGATCGCCCCGGCGTCCGGGTCCGCGGTCGCGGTCTGCGACAAGTCGCTCAACAGCTGCAGCAGGTCCGCTGTGGACACAGTGATGGTGCTCAACTCATTCCCCTCCCTTGTATCCATTGACGAGCTGCCACAGCCACTCGACATCCTCGGAGGCCACGTGTGACCCGTCGGCGGGCTGCACGATGAGTCGGGTGGAGCGACCATCGCCATCGGTGGTGGTGTCAAGGCGCACGCCCCACGTGCACCGGTGGGGTGAGCCGTGCTGGTCGCAGGAGGGGCACTGCCCGTCCTCCTCGGTGCCGATCAGCAGCGCGTCGGCGATGGCGCGCACCGTGGGGCAGGGCCACGGGGTCGGTCCCTCGTCGCGGTCCAGTCCGCACGCGTCGCAGTAGCGGCCGTCGTCGGTCGGAACGTGCAGGTCAATCACGGCGTGTACTGCGCTGCTCATGGTCTGCATCCAGATGCCGCGTTCGGTGTTGTGCTCACCGCCGCACCGCTCCAGGGCGCACGGGTCAGCCTCGGCATAGATGGTCCAGTACAGAGCAGTCATTGCAGTCATTGCGGCGTGCCTCCGATCGTTCGGCGTAGTTCGCGGAGCCCGGCCACTCCGGCGGTGACCGCGGCGCCCCATCCGAGCGCCTGGTCGGCGATCAGGGACAGGTCGAGCGCGGCGCTGGCGAGGAGCACGGCGGGTACGAGCATGGCCAGGGCCAGAGCGAGGACCAGTAGGGCGCGGGTCATGACGGGTCACCCCGCAGCTCCCCGCGGCTGAGCTTGTCCATCGTGGCGCGGGCCGCGAGTTCGATCTCTCCCATGCGCCACGCGAGCGCGGCGTCGTCGTCGAGCCGGATACGGATCGTCTGGGCGGACAGACGCTGGCGGGCCGCGTCGAGGTCGATCGGTGTCTCTGCCGCTGGCCCCGTCGGCGATGGGGCCGCGACGTCCGAAGATGCCGGTTCCGGCAGCCCGAATCCGAAAGCGTCCATCACGGCCGAAACCGTGGGGCACGGCCACCACGCCTGCCCGCCACAGTGGCGGCACCGGCGGATCAGCCCAGCGGTGTGGGGACGGTGCACCTCGAGCACGGCCCGCAGCCCGTCGACCGGTGCGAGCAGCTCCGGGGAACTGGCGCGCAGCTCGGTGACGTTCTGGCCGAGCTGGGTGGCCAGGCGCTCTTCGAACCCGTCGAGGTAGGTCCGCAGGTCGCTGGCGCGGGGTGTCTCCGCCATCAGGAATTCCCCCAGTGCACGTCGTGGTGGTTGGCTGCGGCCAGCAGCGCCCGGGCCGCATCCCGGGCGGCATCGGCGGTCATCTCGTGGGTCAGCGCGGACGCGATCAGGCTGATCGCCTGGTCATCGACCAGCACCGCCATGCGCCCCTGCTCGATCAGCCACTCGGCGAAGCCCTCGTTTCCGACCTGGTTCGGCAGGCTCGGGGCCAGCACCATCGGGTGATCCTCGGCGGGGCCGAGCAGCTGGGCGTGCATCCCAAGCGCCAGGGCCTCGAGGTAGTCGCTGGTGTCGTCGAACTCGTCGGGGGCGGGCAGCTCGGCTGCGGCCGACTGCAGCGCCGAGGTCAGATCAATTCCGGCCACAACGGGGCCGGTGGTGATGTCGGTCATCAGTCAGTGCTCCTCCGGGTGGTGGGTCTGCCCGCAGTACGGGCACCGGATGTCGTCGGGAAGGCGGGGGATCAGGGCGGCCAGGGCGAGGCCGACGCACGCGCCGACCACCACCCCGACCAGCCCGGCGCGCCGGTTCATCCGCTCGCCCCGCGGCGCACCAGACGCCGCAGTCGATCCAGGACGCGGGGGCTATCGGGATCCCGCCCCAGCGCGGCGGTGAGCGAGAGATGCAGCGCCTCAGCCCGCTGCCGGGCCCCGTCCCGTTCGGCGCGGAACTGCCGAGCCCGCTGCTCGGCCCGGTCGGCCCGCTGCTGGTGTTCGTCGGCGGCCGCGGCCCACAGGTCCCGCTGCTGCCCCACCCGGTCCAGGCGCTTTCGGGTCTCGGTGAGCTCGGCGCGGAGTTCGGCAGCCTGCTCGAACGCGGCCGCGGTGCCGCGGCACGCCTGGTTGCGCTGGTCACGAGCCGCGTCCCGCTGCTCCCGAGCGCGGTTGCGCTGACGCACCAAGTACTTGGCCACGTGGAACCAACTGCCGGCCCGCCGGCGGACCTCCCGCAGCTCCAGCCGCAGCCCGGCCGCGGTCTCGGCCCGCTGCCGATCGGTGGCGATCAGCTGGTTCTGCGCCGTGCGGGTCGCGGCGATGTCGGAGACGATCCGCACAAGCGCGTCGACGTCAGTGTTCGCTGAAAGTTCCAACGTGGCACACAGCCGCTGGCGCAGCTGCTCGTGCTCGGTGGTCTGATCAGTGGTGGTCATCAGTCGGACACCTCCACCCGCGGCAGCACGCAGACGTAGTCCGCGTTGGCGTGGTGCACCCGACGTGACCGATCGACATAGACGGCCGGACGCCAGCACATCGAGCACTCGACGCCGTACAACGGGATCGGCGGAGCCGCAGTCGGCTGCCGCCACGCCCCACCAGGGGCGGTAGTCTGGAACATGGTCATCGGAGACCTCATCTCTTCCGGTGATGTGGGGTCGCCCCTGCCCGGGCGGCCCCGTTTTTGTGGGTCAGCTGGATTTGCGCTTTTTGCGCGCGTCGGCTGAGCGCGCGGCCAGTTGCGCGAAGTAGGCCTTGCGGGCGGAGGTGGCCCGCTGCAGGCGTTCCTGCTCAGGCAGTTCGCCGGCCGGATCGACCTGTTGCTCGAAGCGTTCGAGAAACGTCCGGCGAGCGGTGGAAGTCCGCGCGGTCCGGTCGCTGGTGTTGGCCCAGGAGGCGTGCGCCCCGATCCGGGCGCGGAGGGCTCGCTGTTCTGGGGTCATGCCGACACCGCCGTCTCATCACGGGGAGGCCGGCTCGGCTCCGGACGACGCGGACCCGGGGGATGCCCCGGGGGGCGGTCAGGACCCTCATCGCTGCCGATGGCGATGAGTTCGTCCACGGGCACCCCGTACAACCGCGCGAAACGATGCAACAGCCGCATCGAGGCCTTGGTGCTCCCGTTTTCCACGTTGCGTACAGCGCCCTCGGTGATCCGCACCTGGGCGGCGACATCGGCCGCCGATAGGTCGAGCTCGTAGCGCACCTGGCGTAGTCGCGGTCCTGCTTTCGGCATGTCGCAAGACTATGCAAGTTGGGCTCATTAAGTCAACCCAACGCGCACCATTGATCAGAGTAAGGGGACCCTATATAGTGCGAAACAATGCGAACTAATGCGCCACGGGATAACAGACCTCCGGGTCACGCTTTGAATACACGCCCCAAAGTGCGAAACCATGCACCAGTGAGCACGGGCAGGAAGCGACTCGGGTCCGCAGTCTTCCGACGCAGGATCGACCTCGGCATGGCGAGCCGACGCGCGTTGGCTCAGGCCGCCGGCATCGGCAAGAGGACGGCTGACTCGCTGGAGTCCGGGGAACGCGTCAGCGCTACCAGTCTCTACAAGATAGAGACTGCTCTCGGGTGGGCACCGGGCAGCGCCGAAGAGGTCATCTCCGGGGGCGAACCGACGCTGACCGACGAGGCCCAGACTGGAGCTGGCCCCGCACTTCGGGATGACGTCGAACGGCAGATCTGGGCGATCACCGATCTGTCGGAGGACATGCGATGGTCCTACATCTATCAGTACCGGGCGCGTCGTGAAGACGAACAGCAGCCACCCAACCACACGCGGGTAATGTAACCAGGTCACAGTTCGAAAAAAACAATGTGATCACGCGGCCTCATGGGAAAAGATAACCGCGTGTTGACGATCGTTTTACCAATAGTGATTGCGGTAGCGGCGCTCGTCCTAGCCGGTATCGCACTACGGTGCGCGCGTCGAGCAGAACGACGGATCAGTGGCCACGAAACAGCCAGACTGTTAGCTGAGACCACATTGGCATCGACCACATCGGACGAGCTCGACGCGCACGTGCCCGCACAGCGACGCGCACCGCATCTCCGGGTGATCCAGGGCGGAAAAACGCTACTCGGGGCGCTGGTCGCTGCGGCCAGTACCTGTCTCCACCGCGGGCAGCAGTCCCCCACTACCACGGCGGCCGCGGGCCTGATGACCTCAGCAGCCGTCGTGGCGGTGATCAGCCTGCCCTACACCGCAGACGAGCCCGACCTCGCCGCTCCTGTTTCCCCCAGGTCCGTACCCACGTCCCCCGTGCCATCCCTCTCCCCGGAGCCTGCGGGATCGGACACGATGACGTCCACGCCCAGCGCACCGCCCCGGTCCACATCATCGGCACCCGAGACCGCCTCGGATACCGCAGCCCCTCCTATACAGAACAATCCGCCTTCTTCGGAAACCGACCTTCCTTCTCCGGTGCCAGATCCGCCGCAGCACACTCAGGAACCGGAGCCCACCACTCCGCCGGCTCCCGAGGAGGGGGACGAGGAATCTCCCACTCCCCCAGCCGAAGAAGACCCCCACGAACACAATTGCATCAACAATCCGAATGCTCCGGTGTGTGTCTTGAACGCGGGAATGAACAGTCTCGGGGAAATTGCCCGTAAAGCAGCCGACGTTTTGGACGATCTTTTCGACGCTTAGATGCGATCTCCCAACGCCATGGTGCGGTGTGCCTCGCGGGCGCGCTCGTCGGCCAGGGACGCGCCGTAACGGCGCAGCATCTGCGGCGAGCGCCACCCCATCAGGCGCATGAGATCAGATTCGTTGCCGCCGGCGGCCAGCCACTCGTGGGCGGCGGTGTGGCGGAACTGGTGGGCGTGCAGGTTCTGGATCGGCGAATCCAGGGCGCGGCCGCGACGGCGCAGCATGAGCTTGATGCCGTTATCGGTGAGCGGCCCCTTGTTCTTCTCAGCCAACCACACCGCAGACGTTCGGCTCGCGAAGCGGTCTTTGGCGCGCACCCGGATGTAGCGCGACAGTGCCAGCGAGGTGTTCGATCCGATCGGCAGCATCCGTGGCCGCCGCCCTTTCCCGAGCACCATCACCTGGTCCTGGTCCAGGTCGAGATCGTCGAGGGTGATGCGCGAGACTTCGGACAGTCGCCCTCCGGTGTCGATGAGCAGTCGGATGATCGCGGCATCACGGCGGTTGATCATGTCCTTACCGTCGCACTGCTTGAGTAGTGCCTTGACCGTCTCCAGTGGCAGCACCGGCACGGTAGTTTCGGGAACGTGCGGAGGCTTCATCCGCGCCATCGGATGGGAACCGATCTCTTCCTCGTCGAGTAGGAAGTTGAAGAACTGCTGCAGCGAGCGGTAGCGCACGTTGGCCGTGGCCGCCGAGCGGGTCTCGAGCAGGTGGGTGATCCAGTCGCCGATCTCGCGACGGGTGATCGCGTCGACGGCAGGGAGCTGGTGCTGCTCCTCGAGGTAGTCGACCAGACTTCGCACCGCAGCCAGGTAGGTCTCGCTGGTCTTGGCGGCTTTGTTCTCTCGTCGCAGAGTCTTGCCGAAGTCGCGGATGAGGTCGTCCCAGTGCTCTCGCAT